AGTTCTAGAGCCTTTTGTGATCCTTACGAATTCTTTTTTCAAAGACTCTTTTAGCCTAGACTTTTCATGACTGGGAAAAATGCCTACCTTTTGACATAATCTTTGCAAGTCCGCTAAATTACTATCATTAAGTTTTTCTTCGAAAATCTTAGGATCATTAGTGCCGAAAGGATTGACATGCTTAATACCAAGAGCCTCTTCAAGCTCTTTCGTTTTTCTAATATCTTCATCTTCGATTTTTCCGCTAGAAAAGTTGCTAAGATCATCTACTGATGTAACTTTTTTCGCTTTCTTTTTCTTTCTTGTCATATCTTATATATATTAAAGGTCAAATGTGTTTATTCAAATAAAAAAGCGCCACCCCCGAAAGGGTGACGCTACAAGCTTCTGAAAGACAGATTACATAATCAATCCAACAATGGCTCTGTTGTCAAGGACCATACGACCCTCTTCAAGAGATCCATAATAACCGATTCTCTGTTGACGAGAAGAAAATTGGTCATCTGCGACCAAGTTAAACTCTCCGCCAGACTCAGAATCAACAGCTACAGCGCGAACTAATGCGTCACGGCTGCGATCTAAACCAAGAATAAGCTCTTCTGTTGCACCATTAAATACGCTAGATGCTGTTAAAGAGCCATGGTCTAAGTATGTAGTAGATCCTGCCACGGTATCAAATACAGTGTTGAATCGCTTGCCTACGCCCATTTCTAACACTTCCATGATAGAAACACCATAAAACTCAGTCAAGCCACTCTGAGAGAAAATCTCAGACCTAACATTATCTGTTAAAGCGATACCGTCAGTCTGATTATGTGGAGCAGCACCATTAGGAGCTTTAGTGTTGACAGGGTTGTATGCCATAGCACGAATGCTTTCAACGACTTCAGGAGAAACCAAGAGATCAGTTACCCCGCGACGAGCACCACTAGGAGTACCGCCGACAAAAGAAGCGTTAATTCTTTTAGCTTTAGTGAATAACTTGTTCAAGTCATCCAATAAGAATCTATTGGCTTGAGCAGTACGGAAAACATGCTTATTAGCAGCAGCAACACCGCTAGTACCATTGCTAGCGTTAGCTGCAGCGGTAAACAAAAGATTAGCAGATGTTCTTTCTTGCTTTAATAAAACTTCCTGAGCAACTCTTGTGAAAGTTTTGCCCACAACGTCTAAACGTGAACGAGAAGCGTATTTACGATCAAAAGAAACAGCAGAATCTAAGCTGTAAGTGGTGAACTTTAACTCAGCAGCAGTTGGCTGCACGTAGTTAGTAGGTAAACCACCAGCGACAGACTGGCTATAAACTTTGATGTAATCTTCGTCGAAAATGTCGTGATAGAGGTCCAAAGGAATGGAGGGGTTGTCATCAGCGTTAAACTGGAGAGAAGTAAATAAATTACTAATCGTAGGAGCATTGTTGATAACTTCCGCCAAAACTGGACCAATAAATTCAGCTAAAGCGACTTGAGCGGCATATGCAACATCTCTGTTACGTGAAGCCATCGCTTTGACTAATTCCAATTGATCATCGGTTCTTTTTAATGTAATATTCATTATTTTTTAAGTCCTTTCTTTTTATTACGCAGTATAAGTGCTACTTAAAGAGCAATCCAACTGTACGAGCGCATATTGCGCTGTGCCAGTTCCTGCGAATTGATCAGCCACACCAAGCTGAGAAGTTCTGTTTCCAGTTCCCAAAATGGTACCAACAATGGTTTCTCCTGAGGTATTTGCCCAAGCAATACCAGAGAGTTTACCTGCGTTTGCGGAAATAATAGCAAGATTGCCGGGAGCAAAATTTGCATCTTTCTCGTAAGCTGCCTCATCAAATGTAAACATCCCTTTGGTTGCTACAGGTACAGCCTGTCCGCTAAGAACAGCTTGAAGCTCGTCTTTTTTGACAGGGTTATAGATGAGTTTTTCACCGTTTTCATCGGTTTCAACTGTTTGTCTCAAGGTCACACCGAGAACAGGAGCGTCTTCGGTGGCAGCGGTTGCTCTTAAAGCTACAGTAGGATACTTGTCTGCGCCCAAGAATGGGTAGTCAGTTTTTCCGAGGTAGCTAGAATCGATCAAGTCGATAACGTCTTTATTAAGATTTCCGCTTAATACCTTGACCATCACTCCAGCACTACCGTTTCCGTTAGTGCTAGGCGTAGCGTCAACTGTTTGGTTTGCAAACAAATTGACCACATCATTGTCAGAATATTGTCTGAAGGGTAATAATCTAAGTGCCATAATTTTTAATATTTAATTTGAATGTTTTCTTTATTGAAAGCTTTGCTAAATTTTGCAAGAAGAGATTCTTCTTGAGCTGAAGCTCCATTGTTATTAACAGGAGCTTCTTCAGAAGCTTCTGCTCTATCTAAAACTTCTTCGACATCAGTCTCAGAAGCTTTAACTTCTTCTACTTCCTTTTCAGGAGTAGCCGTTGGTTCTGGAGCTTCGATAGAAGCAATACGTTTTTCAACTTCTTGATCGACTCTCTTGGAAAGCTGTTCTTCTTGCTCCAACTTAAAAGCTTTACTTTTATGATGAAGAAGTGAATTTAACTTTTCCTGATAAGTCTCAAAAGACGCCTCTGAACTATCCAGCGCTTGAACTTCTTTTGCAATAATAGCACGATCACTATCGGAAAGATCAAATCCTTCATCGACAGTTTCCATTCTACTATTGAAAATTTCTTCTGCTTGTTGTGCAGCGATAGAACCCTCAAGATCAGTAATCCTGTCTTGAGCAGTTTTTAGGTTCTCTTCCAACTCAGTGATAGAAGCTTTTGCTTTTTCAGCGTCTTCAGCAGCTTGAATTTTCTCTTGCTCTAAGGTGTCGCGCTCCTGCTGGAACTCTACATCTTTTTCTCTAATCTTGTCAGCGACAAAGGTAGAGATACTAGCAACAGCCTCTTGCGAGAATTCAGCTTTTTCAGAAAGCTTGCTATCAAGAATTTTCCCGAACTCTTGTATGATTTCTTGGGTATCCATGATATCTGTATTATTATTTATTTTTACATTATTTTCACTGTTTTGTGAAATTTTTCTACTATTTTCTATAGAAATTGTTTGTTTTTTTGATTTATCAGTGTTTTCTTCGGAATCTTTTAGAGTAATATCGTCATTCTTTTCTATAAAAATTCCTTGAACATCTGCTGCAGGATTAGAAGTAAAACCAATACCTAAAGGAAAAACTTCTCCGGTTACTAACCTATAAACAGGGTCTCCGTTGCTTAGTTTACCAGATCCACCGAAACTTTTTAGATATTTTTTCATATCTTCTATTTCATTTGGTTCTGTTATTATCCTTGCTTGTTCTAAATCTGTAGACCCGACAGCTATATGGTAATCATTAAAACCTAACTCCCAACTTGCAGAAATTTTATTGTAAGCTTCGCTCTCAGGATCACTAGCTTGAATTAATGCGTTAGCAAATTCTGGGTTGACTGTCTTATAAACTACAGCAGCTAAAGAAATGTAGTAAGGGTTTTTGCGAGAAGTAGCCTCTTTAGAAGTTAAAATTTTATCATTATTTAAATCTGTGAATCCTGCGTTTACGATATGACCTACGACTTTTTCTTTTTTGTGCTCTATATTCGTAGGCTTATATACAAAATATTTTAAAATTTCATCGGCAGTTTCAGAGTTTATTCCGTCACCGTTTTTATTAAACTTATTGACAACAGCCGCGTTAAAAGCAACGCCAACTAAATCAATATTTTTTTCAAGATCTACGGAGCTAGGAATCAAAGGGCGCAAATTGTTCAACGATGCCAAGCTAATAGACAAATCATTTTCTAAATCATTTGTCGCATAAATGCTAAAGCTGAAACTTGTTTTGTATTTGAATTCTGATTGATCCATCTATGGTTATTACACTTTTTTATTGCAATTCGGAATTTTTATTGCTGTGGTATAAAATTGCAGCGGCATAATCGTCTAATAAGTGGTTGGCGCTAATCTCTGAAACCTTTTTCATAGTATCAAGTTTTAGCATTAAACTATTATCATTTAAACAGGCTTTTGCCTTTTGTTCCCATTCGTTTTGCTCAGTAGAGACAATGATGCTTTCGCATATACGAGCTAAAATTGATTTTTGATCTTTGTTCAATTTTTTCTTTTTAAAAGAGGACCTAGCTTCGGAAGTTATAAAAGCATAAAGCTTATTCGTTTGATCTACTATATTCTTTATACCATCTACAGAATATTTTTCTTTTGCAAAAGATTTTACACCACTTGGTCTACCGGGAGATTTAGGTATATTTGTAGTTTCTGTTTTAATAGTTCCTTCTTCTTCGTAGAATGGGACACCACCAACAATAGGGTTGTAAAATCCTTTTTTTCTATCCTCTATAAAACGTTCTTGAGATTTTCTTAAATCCGCTTCTTTTGGAAAAACTCCAGTTTCAATAACCTTAATTCCTTCTTCTGGAGGAAGGATGCCAAGCTCCATCATACGAGTGATAACACGCTGAACCTGAGCCGAATCTTTAAGGTCTATAGTTTCAAACTTAGCTTGTGGCACATCTCTAAAACCGAAATCCTTACATAATTTTTTTATTTCTGTTTGTAAGAAATCATTAAGAAAAGCCTCTCTCGCTTCATTTAAACGTTGCAAAAACATTTGAGCTTTAATTTCCGTACTAGCAAACTTTTCTTGATTTAAGATTATATTCTGTAAACCTTCTTTAATATCCTGATTAACAACTTCATATTTTTCAGGACCAATAACCTTTTTAAGATCTGGAATAATAAATTCTGCGCTTGTAGTATAATCACTAACCAAAACTCTCCCAACACTCTGATTTTGGAATAAAGTTTGCATTGCTGTGATATTACGAGGATTAACCCCACCTTTATCAGGAGTTGTTCCCATTGTTATCAATAATACAACGTTCTCAATGGTTCGACAGATAGATTGATCTATCTTCTTCAT